GCAGATAGCAATACTGTTGTAACTGTTTCAGGTGGCGCAGCAGCGGCTAAAACAGTTGCTGCTTGGAATTATATGGTTGAACTTAACGCCAACGATTATATTGAATTGGTATGGCGAACATCTGATACAAATTTAGAATTAGTTGCAGATGTTGCAGGAACAAGCCCTACTCGACCAGCAGTTCCTAGCGTCATCCTTACAGCCTCTCAAGTTATGTATACACAACTTGGACCAACAGGAGCCACTGGTACCACAGGTCCTACTGGTGCAACAGGTCCTACTGGTGCAACAGGACCAACAGGTGCTGATTCAACAGTTGCTGGACCAACAGGCCCTACAGGTGCAACTGGTGCAACAGGCGCTGGAGTTACTGGTGCTACTGGTCCCACAGGAGATGTAGGTTCAACAGGTCCTATAGGTCCTACAGGATCTAACGGAATTGATGGAGTAACAGGACCTACAGGTGCAACTGGTCCTACTGGTGCTGACTCAACAGTTGCGGGTCCTACAGGTCCTACTGGTGATATAGGTTTAACTGGTGCAACAGGTGCAACTGGACCAACTGGTGCTGATGCAAGCAATACATTTACTCTTAACTCACAGACAGCTTCTTATACTTTGGTTCTTACAGACAAAGATAAGTTAGTTGAAATGAACGTTGCATCTGGTAATAACTTGACAGTTCCTTTGAACTCAACAGTTGCATTTCCTACTGGGTCTCAAATCAATATTATTCAAACAGGAACGGGTCAAACCACAGTGGTAGCCACAGGTGGTGTGACAATCAATGGAACTCCTGGTTTGAAACTACGTGCTCAATGGTCTGGTGCGACACTCATCAAGAGAGCAACTGACACGTGGGCGCTTATTGGAGATCTTTCAGCGTAAGATAAGCCTATGAAAGTAGCCGTTTATAGCATTGCCTTGAACGAAGAAAAGCACGTCAAGCGCTGGTATGAATCAACCAAGGATGCTGACTATCACGTCATAGCTGATACTGGTTCAACAGATAAGACTGTTGAGATAGCCAAGGAACTTGGCATACAGGTTTATACAATCAGTGTAAAGCCTTGGCGCTTTGATGATGCTAGAAACGCAAGTCTTGCTTTAGTACCAGCTGATGCTGATTACTGTATTGCAATGGACTTGGATGAGATTATGCGTCCAGGTTGGCGGGCAGAGTTAGAGAAGGCTTTTGCTGAAGGCATAGATAAACCACGATATAAGTTTGTTACGGACTTTAATCCAGATGGAACAGAGAAAGCATCGTTCCTAGGATTTAGAATCCATACTAGACAAAACGTTAGATGGACATATCCAATACACGAAGTACCTACTGGGTACTATCGTGAAAAGGAAGAGACATCTAAAGAGTATGACATCGAATCGTGGCATCTACCAGATAGTGAAAAGTCACGTGGCAATTATCTACCAATGCTCAAGAAAGCAGCAGAAGAAGATCCAAGCGCACGTAACTTGTATTACCTAGGTAGAGAATATTTTTATCACGGTATGGCTAAGGAATCTACGGAAACCTTAAAGCGTTACTTAAATGTCAGTATCTTTCCAGCAGAGAAAAGTTATGCACTGCGTATCTTGTCCAAGATGGACCCTGATAACGCAGAAGAACATTTAATAAAAGCAACTGAAGTTTACCAGAGCAGGGAATCTATCTTGGCTTTGGCTAACTTCTATTACCACCAAAAACGGTGGGCAGAGTGCAACAAGGTTGCAAAGATTTCTTTAGAACAAACTGTGAGAACATCAGAGTTTATGTCTGAAGATTGGGCTTGGTCTCATATGGCAGATGACCTGATAGCAGTATCAGCGTGGAACTTGCAGATGTGGGATGAAGCATTTGAGTATGGAAAACAAGCACTAGAGATATCACCTAATGATGAAAGACTACAAAAGAACGTTAAGTTCTATGAGGAGAAGGTAAATGGCAACATTCGCAGAGATGGTTGATGAAGTACGGTCTAACCTAGCTGGTTACACCCTACGTCAAGACCGCATTACTTACCTTGCTAACCCTGGTGGTATTAACTCAACAGATAGAAGCATCATTATTGGATCAGCAGATAACCTTGCTAAAGGTATTATCGAAATTGATAATGAGATGATGTGGATTGATTCATTTAACGTAGGAAACAATACGCTCAATGTTATTCCAGGATTTGGTCGCGGGTACAATGGAACTACACCTTCACCTCACGCACAAAATGCACAAATTACATTAACTCCAACCTTTCCAAGAACTATTGTTGAGCAGGCAATTAACGATACTATTAACTCGTTCTATCCAAAACTTTTCTCAACACAATCAACAGTATTTACTTTTAACGCAGCACAGGTTGCGTACCCGTTACCATCACAAGCTCGTGATGCCTTATACATTTCTTGGCAGACTGTTGGTCCATCTCGTGAATGGCTACCAGTAAACCGTTGGCGTATTGATCGTATGGCTAACGTAGCAGCATTCGACACTACAGCAACGGTGAATATCTATGAAAAAATTATGCCTGGTCGTAACGTCCAAGTATGGTATTCGGCTCTCGCAAACACCCTTACTAACCCTAATGATGATTTCGCTACTGTTACAGGATTACCAGAATCGTGCCGAGACGTCGTTACTCTTGGTGCTTGTTACAGACTCCTCTCATACGTGGATTCAGGTCGCATTAACCTCACATCAGCCGAATCAGATTTAGCTGATGCTAAGTTGCCATCAACTGCTGGTGCTTCAAGTTCTAAATATGTCTTTGCTTTATTCCAGCAACGTTTGCAAGAAGAAGCAATCAAGATGCAAAACCGTTATCCAATCCGAGTTCACTACAGCAAATAAGGAAAAAAAATGACACGTGAATATTCGAGCATTAGTATAGAAACAACGCTGGCAGGAAGTCTATCAAATAATGCTACAACAATGACAGTGGCAGCAGGTACTGCTGCGGGACTTCTTGGTGGAGTAACCCTTGATGTAGGTAACGTAGATATCTTTACTGTAGCTATTGACCCAGATACTGCTAATGAAGAAATTGTTTATATTACTGCTAACTCTAGTAACGATTTTACAATCGTTCGAGGACAAGCAGGATCTACTGCTATTAGCCATAACTCAGGTGCAACAGTCAAACACGTGCTTACTAGCTCCGACCTTATCTTTTTTCGTGACGGTGTAGCAACAGCAGATGCTGCAATTCCAGAATCTGTAGTAACCACTAAAGGTGATTTACTTGCAGCAAGTGCTTCAGGAGTAGTTGCTCGCGTAGGTCTTGGAACTAACGGATACATTCTTACAGCAGATAGCACACAAACTGCTGGTATTAAATGGGCAGCAACACCTACAGAAATTCCAACCCAAACAGGCAATGGCGGTAAGTACCTCACAACAAGTGGGACTGCTTTATCTTGGAGTCCAGTTAATGTAGAAATTAATGCTCAAACAGATAATTATACTTTAATTGCATCTGATGCTGGCAAGTTAATTACTATGACATCATCTAGCAATAAAACTATTATAGTGCCTAACGGTGTATTTGCAGTAGGTCAGCAGATTGCTATTGCGGGTTTGGGTACTGGTTCTGTTTTAATTGATTCAGATGGCACATCTGTTATTTATGCAACACCTGGATATAATTTAAGAACTCAATACTCAACAGCAGCACTTGTTTGCATAGCGTCTAACACATTCCTATTATTAGGAGATTTGGCGGTCTAATGTTAATTATAGGATCAGCAGCATCTGGCGGGGGAAAACCAGGAACACCAACTATTGGTACTGCAACGGTAACTAGTGCAACAACTGCAACTGTTGCATTTACTGCACCTACTTATACAGGTAAAGGTGGCACAGTTACGTATGTAGCAACATCATCACCTGGCTCTATAACAAGTTCTTCTACATCTTCACCTATTACTTTTTCAGGATTAACTACTGGTCAGGCTTACACATTTACAGTAGTAGCACAAACATCTTATGGTATTAACTCAGATGCTTCTGCTGCATCCAATTCAATAACTCCTGCAAGCCTTGACATTGTATCTCAATATGTAATTGTTGCTGGCGGTGGTGGTGGTGGTAGAGGTAATACTACAACAGCTGGTGCAGGTGGCGGCGCTGGTGGCCTTCTTTATAATTCTTCATACACATTTATTAAAAACTCTTCATACACAGTTACAGTTGGTGCAGGAGCTTCTGATCAATCAGGATTTGGTCTTGGTTTCAATGGTAACAATTCTTCAATATCTAGTGTTGCTACAGCAACTGGTGGCGGCGGTGGTGGTGGAACATTATCAGCTCCTAATGGATCTAGTGGTGGTTCAGGTGGTGGTGGTGCAGGATCAGGTGCCGTAAACGCTGGATCAAGTGGAGTATCAGGACAGGGAAATAGCGGAGGCAGTGGTCACGGAGGCGCAAGTACTACTGCTCGTGCTGGTGGTGGCGGTGGTGGTGCTGGAGCAGTAGGAGGGAATGCCGCTGGAAATACACCAGGTAATGGTGGAAATGGTTTAACATACTTTGGTTCCACTTATGGTGGTGGTGGTGGTGGTGCTCGAAATTCAACCTCAACTCCAGTAGGAGCAGGCGGAACTGGTGGCGGTGGAATTGGTTCACCAAGTTCTTCTCAATCAACAGCTGGAACAGCTAACACTGGCGGTGGTGGCGGTGGTGGTGGAATTACATCTGGTGGAATTGGACGACCAGGTGGATCTGGTGTTGTGATACTTTATTACCCTGATAGTTATGCAACTTTAGCTTCAACAACTGGCTCTCCAACATACACAGTATCTGGAGGATTTCGTAAATATGTTTGGAATGGGTCTGGAGGGTTTACAGTATAATGGCACACTTTGCTAAATTAGATGAAAGCAATAATGTATTAAGTGTTATTGTTGTAAGTAATGACGTTCTTGATCCATTAAATGAAGAACAATCTGGTATTGAATTTTTAACAAATCTTTTTAATCATTCAAACTGGAAACAAACTTCGTATAATCAAAATTTTAGACATAAATTTGCTGTAATTAATGGCAAATATGATTCAGAAAAAGATGTTTTTATTGAACCTAAACCTTCAGATAATGCGACTTTTGACCCTGAAACTTTGACTTGGATTGTACCAGAAGAAACTGAGTAGTATATACTTTTGATATGAAACATATCAACGTAATCATAACAACTCCTGGTAATTCTATGGATTCTAACTATGTTATATCTCTTGCTAAAACAATTACAGAATTACATAAAAGAAAAATATCTTGGTATTTTTATACTGCTGGCTCATCTCACGTTGGAGATGCAAGAGAAACAACAATAGCTGGTAATGTAGAAGACCCGTATGGCACAACAACCCCCTTAGATAATTTGTTTTCATATGACAAAATTATGTGTATTGACTCAGACATATCTTGGGAACCAGAAGATTTCTTAAAACTTTACTATTCTAAAAAAGATGTAGTATCTGGTGTTTATCTTACTACTAATGGAACATCAACATCAGCATCATCTATTTTTGCAGACAAGCATACTGAAGAATACATTAAAAGCCTTAAAGATGATATTGAAATATGTTACTCTGGCTTAGGATTTACTTGTATTAAAAGTGGAATTTTTGAAAAACTTTCTAAACCTTGGTTTCAATCAATAAATATTAACATCAAAAAAGATGATGGAACTTTTGAGTATACGCATATTACTGGTGAAGATACATCTTGGTTTCTTAGAGTAAAAGAACTTGGATTCAAAGTATGGTTAGACCCAACAGTTTGTGTTACGCATCATAAAACAGTTCCTTTAAGAATAAAAAGGAATATAAATAAGGGAGAGTAAATGCCACACGGCGCAGACATTACGGATCCAATCCCGTATCCACTGTCCAATCCAGTAAGCACTGGTGCATTCGGTCTAACATCTGTCGCCTATGACATTGCCATTGCTGGTCAACCTTTCTTTTTAGAAACCAGTGATGATACTCCGTATCGCCGTGTAACGGCTCAGTATCGCAAGCAACAGCTTGATACTACCCGTGAACCTGGTGAGCAGACACTTACTGGTTGGTGGATTAGAAGCCAGTCAACATTCCACCTAGGTCAAGGTGTCAGGTTTTTTGAGCCAGCTCAAGATGAATCGCTACGTTTTCAGTACACATACAGCAAAGGTTGTGACGTATGGAGCAAGGGTCAAGTAACCCTGCTTAATGACAGCGTAACTGGCTATGCAACTATTGGTGCTATTAGAACTAACAACCGTCCTAACCAGTACACACGATCTATACGTTGGAAGATCAGCACCACAGACTATGACGGCATTCTATTATCAGATGATTACCTTATTAAGAAGATTGATTCAGCTGGCACAGTTACAGCATTCCAAACTTATACTGCAGGCACGCCTGTATTTTCTATGTGTGACGATGGCGTCTATGCCTATTGGGTTATTAATAATGCAAGCACTGGCAAGGTAGAGGTACTTAAGAAACTACTTTCAGATGACAGCAGTGTATCTGCTACATCTATGTTTACATCAGCAAGTATTATTGCAACTAACGCTGTTATTGAGTTTACTAAAGAACGTCTTGTAATGACAGTCAACAACTCTGTGTATGAGTTTGCTACAACAGCAACAGTCTTACCTACTGCTGTGTATAGCCACCCAAATACTGGATTTATCTACACTAGTATTACCTCATCTGGTACTGCTATTTACCTATCTGGCTATAGCGGCATTCAATCTAATATTCAAAAATTTACATTGACTACAGCAGGTGCTATGCCTGCATTGACTAGTGCTATTACTGCAGCTGAACTACCAGTAGGTGAAGTTGTATTTAAGATTTATTATTACCTTGGCTATATGGCTATTGGTACTAATCTAGGTATTCGTATTGCTGCTGTATCTGATACAACAGATGGAGCCATTTCCTATGGTCCATTACTTGTAGAGACAACTCAACCTTGCTATGACTTTGCAGCCCGTGATAAATTCTTATGGTGCGCTACTGGAGTAGAGGGTTCTCCTGGAGTTATCCGTGTAAACCTAGGCCAAGAAGTATCCAGCCTAGTATTTGCTTATGCTTATGATCTTTATTATCCAAGCGTAACTTCACGCGTAACAACAGCTTGTTCTTTCCTAGGCAACTTAGACAGACTGTCTTATGTTTCTACTAATAATGGCGCAACTAATGGTGCTGTGTATTCAGAGTCAGCAACAGTCAAGATTGCCGAAGCAGAATTGCGTACTGGATTCATTCGTTATAACACATTAGAAAACAAAATCTTTAAGTTACTTACTCCACGTTTTAATACAACTGATGGTGGATTAAACATACTTTCTGTTGCTGCAGATGGAACCGAATTTAATATTGGTGTTTTTACTCAAGGTTCAGAGCTTGATCAAGTAGGTATTCCGTATCCACAGGGACCACAACAGTACCTTGGCTTTAAATTTGTAATGACTCGTTCATCTACTGACTCAACTAAGGGTCCACTATTTACTGGATACCAGGTTAATTCTCTTCCATCTATCCCACGTCAGCGTCTCATTCAATTCCCAGTAATGTGCTACGACGGTGAGTCAGATAAGTTTAACAACAAGTCAGGTTATGAAGGCTCAGCCTATGATCGTATGTCTGCACTAGAACAGATTGAAAATGTTGGTGACACCATCCGCGTACAAGATTTCCGTACTGGTGAATCATTCCTTGGACTCATTGAAGAGATGGACTTTACTAACAAGACACCTACCGACAAACGTTTCTCTGGATATGGCGGCGTATTACTAGTAACAATTAGAAGCATCTAAGGAGATAGAAATTGTCTGCTAACGATTGGGCTATGTTAATAGCAACCTCACTAGGCATTCTAGGAACTTTGGTTGCTGGACTTAGATGGATATTTAAGTCATTGATGTACGAATTTCGCCCAAATGGAGGAAACAGCCTTCGTGATCAGGTCAATCGTTTAGAGGAAAAAGTGGACAAGCTCTATCAGATTTTATTACAACGAGGTGACAAATGATTCCTCTTGCAAAAAGAGCAACACCTGCTGCAATAGCAGTACTACGTCAAGCAACAGCGATATGGCCAAAGAGGATAAAAGCATCCGATGGGCTGCTTCCATCTAAGCACCACGTCAAACAGAATCCTAACTCAGACCATAACTCAGGACACGCGGTAGATTTAACACACGATCCTATTGCTGGTGTGTACTGCAATGTTATCTATACAGAATTACAAAAAGATGACCGCGTCGAGTACTTGATTTTCAAAGGAAAGATTTGGTCAAAGGCTAAGGGTGAACGCGATTACTCTGGCTCTAATCCACACAACAAGCACCTGCATATCTCTATTAAAAAGCAGTGTGCCAATGATACTTCTTCTTGGTTTCCTTGGATGCCAAAACCAACACCTCTCAATAAGGTAAAGGCTAAGGTAACTAAGGTAAAGGCTAAGAAGAAAGAACCAACAAGTCCAAAGGAGAACTAATGGATATCAAGAAACTAAAGGCAATCGGTGCAACATATCTACGTGCTGGCATTGCAGCAGCTATTGCACTATGGCTATCTGGTGAAACAGATATTAAGACAATCGGTTTAGCAGCTCTCGCTGCTGTCGCAGGTCCAGTGCTCAAAGCACTAGATCCAAATGCAACAGAGTTTGGTCGCGGTTCTAAGTAACCGATAGCGCGAGGCACAACAGCCCCTGCCTAGGAGAAATCCTAGGTGGGGGCTTCTTTTTGTTTTGTGGGCAGTTTCGCTCATACCCAGGAGCAGCACTCGAACAGACCATATGGATCTGCTCTGGCTAAAAAATACCAGAGTTAGAGTCACCGTGCAAGTGTGTCTTTAGACGGTGGCAATTAGCACAAAGGGTACGTAGGTTGGCTGGGTCATTGTTCCACCGATCCCCGTCTATGTGGTCTACGTCAAGTTGCGAGGCGTGTGCAGGGACAAAGCCACAGTGTTCACAGGTATCTTTCTTGTGAACTGCATACGGGTAAATAGAGTTCTTGTAGTTCTTTTTGTAGACAGTAATACAGCGCCACCTACCGTTAGGAGTAGAGGCTCTTCTATCCCTTATTTTTATTTTTGTTTGACCACATATACAGCAAACGCCAGTACGGGCGTGTTCATCAATCTGACTGAGCTGGTGCATCTTTATCTGCAGGACACGGTACGACAACAAGGTTGCCACAGTTGACGCAGGTAGCGTCTAGGAAATACCAGGTCAGTTCGTAATCTTCAAAAGATGCCATTACAGAAAAGACCTGAGAGCCACAAGGACAGACGTGAATCGGTCCTAGTTCTCGCAGGTCGGTACCAAATTTCTCAGGTATCCTACGCTTGAATTTTCGCAGGGTTGGTAGACGGAAACGCACAGTAACGGTACGGCTACTGCTGCGCCCCATCGAGGGGCGCCCTGTAAATTCGCTCACGCTCATATTGTAATCTCTAGTAACTCTCGGCCTAGTATTAAAGTGATTCGCGGCGTGTCGTGATACACTTGGCTTATGACTACTCTCGTTGGGATCTCTGGTAAGGACTTCGTGGTGATGTCAGCTGACTCACAAATCACCGAAGAAAATCTACGCACTATTAGTTTACTTACGCCAAAGATTATTGAGGTCAATGGGTATCTTGTTGGGATTACAGGCGATACACGTCCAGGTGATGTGCTTGCCTATAACTGGAACCCGCCTGTGTACAACGGAGAAGATCCGATTCAATGGATGGGTAGAAAAATAATTCCATCTATCATCCGTGCGTTTGAACAACACGGTTACGACTGGGCTAAGCAAGACAAAGAAGGTGGCTTTGACTACCTAATTTCTTTTGACGCTAACTTGTTTCACATCGCCTGCGATATGAGCTTTATATCTAACCAAGAAGGTAGATACGGTATTGGTTCAGGTGGTCAGATAGCACTAGGTTATCTCTATAGCCTGGCACCTGGAGCAACCAAGACACTTGCTGCATCTAAGAGCGTGGCACGCAAGGCAATAGAAATCGCGTCGGTGCTTGACGTCAATACATCACCGCCCGTACAGTTGGTGGTCCAGGAAAGGATCTTTGAATAATGGAGAAGACATTAAGTTATGCAATTAACGAAGCGCTTGAAACAGGCTATCGTGCTGGTCGTCTTGGTAACAGTTTTGACGAAGTGGCATTACGTGAAAGAATTGCTCAAGAAATTGAAGTGATGTTGGGCTGTGCAGATGCAGCAGCTTTAGTGAGAGGAATGTCCCTTGACTGATCCTAAAGAATTATTACTAGGTGTGCTGCGTGATAAGGATGCTAAGCGTTCACGTTCAGTACAGACACAAGTAGGTCCATCTGAAATTGGTGGCTGCGCTCGCAAGGTTTGGTACAGATTAAATGACCAGCCTGTTACTAATGATAACGAATTAAAGTTAGCAGCCATTATGGGTACTGCTATTCACGGTGCTATTGAAGAAGCCATCACTGAGTTAGATCCAAAGGGCGAGAAGTATTGGGTTGAAACTGAAGTTGAGTATGGCGATATGAAAGCACACATAGATTTATTTATACCAGAGACAGGTGCAGTAGTTGACTGGAAGACAAGTAAGGTTAAGAACCTTTCATACTTTCCGTCAACACAACAGCGTTGGCAGGTACAACTCTATGGCTACCTACTAGAGAAATCTGGTAAGGCTAAAGTCAATACAGTTAACCTTGTTGCTATTGCCAGAGATGGTGATGAGCGCGATGTCAAGGTTCACTCTGAACCATATGATGAAGCCATTGCATTGCAAGCATTAGGCTGGTTAGCACTTGTTAAAGAAGCACAAGAGGCACCAGCTCCTGAGAAGGATGAGAACTATTGCAAGTTCTATTGCAAGTACTACGATTCATCAGGTGAGATGGGATGCGTTGGTCTAAAAAAAGGACGTACAGAAGTCAGTGAAGTAATCATCCCTGATCCTGATGTTGACAAGAACGCAGTGCTGTACTTACAGTACGACGCTCAGATTAAAGACCTAGAGAAGAAAAAGGATTCCCTTAAAGCATCATTTGAGGGAGTACTTGGTACCACACTTAGTGGTGCTGAGATTAGTTGGACAACTGTGGCAGGCAGAACTACAGTTGATAGTAATGAAGTCGAGAAGTTACTTGGCTTTGTTCCTAAAATAGTAGGTGCTGAAACACAGCGCCTATCCATTAAGTTAAACGGAGGAAAGTAATGGCTGCACCGAATGACACAAAGTTCCAAGTCAACTATAAGTTAAATGATGGAACACTGATTAATCTTTACGCATCAGAAATAAAAGAATTGGAGACAGGACTCAATGACTTATCAATGGTTGCTGCTCTTATTAAATCAACTTCAGCTGAACTTAGCGGAGGCTCTGCTCCTGCTCCTACAGTGGCTGCTGTAGCAGCACAGTTCAATGCAACACCAGTAACAGATGCAGGCGCTGCGCCAGTATGTAAACACGGGCCGATGACCTACAAGACTGGTACTTCTGCTAAAGGACCTTGGCGTGCGTGGATGTGTCCATCACCAAAGGGTGCTGTAGATAAGTGCGAGACATCCTGGATTAGATAACAAATGCGGGAGCCACATCAGTTTGAAGCTCCCGCGTGTGCTGAGGTTGGTGGTGACTTCTGGTTTCCTGAAAAGGAACTACGATCTATTGGGCAAATTGAAATTAACTTTGCAAAATCTATTTGCAGAAGTTGTCCACACCAATCTGAGTGTGCTGAGTGGGGAATCGTTAAAGAAGCTCACGGCATATGGGGCGGTCTAGTAAGTAGAGAGCGTTCAAAGATTCGCAGTCGAAGAGGAATTACACTGAAAGAGGGCAACGTTGCTTGACTTATCCCGCGCTTGGAGTGGTGTGCTTACCAAAGCAACACCGCTACCTGACGTATGGGATGCCTTAAAGAAAAAGCAAATCAACTTCCGACGTGGACAAGTATGTATGGTTGCTGCTGCTCCTAATGCTGGTAAGAGTATGTTCGCTCTTATCTATGCAATGAAGGCGCAAGTACCTACATTATTCTTCTCAGCCGATACAGATACCACAACAGTAATGATGAGAGCAGCAGCTCACGCATCAGGTCACAGTCAGTTGTTAGTTGAGGCTAACTTGTCTGCTGACAAAAATTACTACAATAAATACTTCGACAAACTCAATCATATTAAGTGGGTCTTTGACTCTTCACCTTCATTGGATGATATCGAACTTGAGATTCGAGCATATGTTGAGTTGTTCGGAGTAGCACCAGAACTAATCGTGATAGATAACTTAATGAACGTAGCAGCTGAGACTGATAATGAGTGGGCAGGACTACGTGCAATTATGATGGAACTACACGATATGGCACGCAAGACAGAAGCGTGTGTATTAGTACTACACCACGTATCAGAGCAGAGTGAGTATGGATCTCCTACTACACCACCTGCTCGCCGTGCTATTCACGGTAAGGTAAGTCAATTACCTTCACTGATTATTACTTTGGGCTATGACCCATCACTAGGTGAACTCAAGATTGCACCAGTGAAGAACCGCTTTGGTCCACACGCAGCAGATGGTAAGGACTGGGCTACGCTCTTTGTAAACTATGGAGCGTGTCAGATAGCAGACCAGAATGTTTACGGTCAGATGCTTGCAAGAGATGCACGAGCAGGGATAGTAACTGCTAATTACATTCCAGAAGAACAGGATGAATATGGTAACGAACTTAGTAATTATCCCTTCGCGGGGTAGACCAGACAACATTGCTCGAACTGTTGAGCAACTGCAGTTGCATAGCAAGATATCTGATATCTGCGTTGCTATTGACGATGATGAAGCAGACCTGTATCCACGCATAGACAACGTGATCTATGAGGTAAACCCACGTCTGCGTATGAATGGCACACTGAACCTAGTAGCCAACAAGTATGTAGATGATTACAAAACTATTTACTTTATGGGAGATGACCACGTAGTACGTACAGAAGGTTGGGATGAGAAGCTCTATGCTCCTATTAAGGAGCGTGGATATGGCCTGTCATACGGTGATGATTTATTTCAGAGTGAGAAGTTAGCAACAGCAGTAATGATGAGTACCAATATTATCAAGCCATTAGGTTTTATGGCACCGCCTAAGTTGATTCACTTGTATATGGATAACTTCTGGATGACTGTTGGTCAGGCGTTAGATGCGTTGAACTATGTACCAGAGGCAATTATTGAACATATGCACTACCTAAACGGTAAGGCTACACAAGATGAAGGTTATACAGATGTCAATTCATCTGAGGTGTACACACACGACAAGATAGTCTTTGATGAGTACGCTGCTAACCAACTAAAGGATGATGTGCTCAAGGTGGCTGCCTCTTTACTATGAAACAGGTAATCTCCTACTCTTTGTATGGCAAAGACCTACGCTTTATGGTTGGCGCCATCAAGAACGCACAGTTAGCTCAGGTATTCTTTCCTGGATTCATAGTGCGTTTTTATGTAGGAGCATCTGTTCCAACTTGGGTGCGTTCAACACTTTGGTTATTTGATAACGTAGAAATGGTAGATGTTGACTTACCTGAGAACTCACTGGCTCGTATGTGGAGATTCAAAGCCATCTGTGACCCAACAGTAGATGTTGTTCTCAGT